TTGTGCGGCAGATAGATCTGCAGTCACCTCTTTATCTAAGAACTTCTGATACTCACCAATAGTTTTCTGTAAAGATGAGATCTCCTTGTTGTTAGATGTAATCTGTGTAAACTTGTCTCTGAGTGATTTAAGAGTCTGGTTTGTTTCAGAGATCTGTGTTTCTACCCACACTCCCTGTTCACCTATAGACTTCTTCATGGATGTCAGATTCTTTGCTTCGTGCTTGCACTCATCTATATTCTTTTTACGTAGATCATCTTGGAGTGCTTGCTTGCATTCTGGACAAGTGTCATTCTCGTCATAGAACTTTGCACGTTTACCAACACTAGACATCTTTGTTTTGATGTCCTGACTTTTTAGTAACAGGTCTTGCTTTTGATCTGATAGAGTACCCAGAGTTTTCTCGGTAGATTTTATATCATCATCCAGACCCTGACTCAGTTCGTTATTTTGTTTTTGAATATTTTCTATTTCTTTTTGAGAATCTTCTATTCTCTGTTCGTATTCTTTTTTATTGTCTTCTGTAAGAGTTTTGATATCACGTATGTACTTCTCTTGTGTTTCAATCTTATTGTTATGGATATCAATCTTGTAATTAAGATCCTGCAACTTATCCTTGACAATGTTTTGTTTTTCTTTTAATAAAGAATTCATCTTAGAGAATACATTGATATCCAAAAGATCCTCGATAACATCCCTACGATGTCCACTCTGCAGTTGCATGAAAGGAATAAAAGAGGAGGAGCCCAACACTACAACTTGGTGAAACGATTTGTGATTCAGTTTCAAGATGTTTTGTTCGAGGATCTTCTGGTATTCTTTGGCATGTGATGATTGGTTTATCATCAGACCATTCTTGTGGATCTCAAATACGTTTGGTTTGATACCTCGTGTAACCACGAAGTCATTGTCACCTATAGAGAACTTAACAATAACCAACGTACCTTTACCGTTAATCGAGTTGACCAACTGAGCTTTGGTAATATTTCTGTGAGGTTTACCAAATAGTGCAAAGGATATAGCATCGAGCATAGTGGACTTACCTGCGCCATTATGCCCAACAACTAACGTACTCTTTGACTTATTTAAATCAACTGTTGTCCACTTATCACCAGTGGATAAAAAGTTCTTCCAGTTAACCTCTGTAAATCTTATCATGCAATTTCCAGTGCCTGTGCTTCTGTCATGAGTTCTCGCATCTGAATTTTTATCTTGTCTTTATCCAGATCCGTATCCACACCATCGATGTATGAGTCTACAATCTTTGGTGTATCATCAAACTCCATATTATCATCATGTACATTTTCACCTGTGAACTCTTGAAAGTTCTCTGCAATCTTTAGTTCGTGTATATTCTCACTTTGAATACGATCAATAAAACGATCAAATAAAAATGTGTCTTGTTTATTGACAACCACAACCTTCACAAACTTATGTGCACATTGTGATACATCATAGTTATTATAGTCCATTTTATCATCATTGTAAAGCACTTTATGAAATAAAGTGTGTGGATTTAGAATCTTTTCCACCTCTCTACTTTCTGTGTCGATGACATGAAAATACTTTTTGTCGTGAGCGTCAGACCAAAAGAACTCCATTTGTGATCCGAGATACCAGATGTTATCTTGATGAGATCCAACGTGATAGTGTCCAGTCAGTACCTTTTCGAATTTACTAAAGATCTTACGATCCATACCATGTACGTTTTTGATACCACGCATCATTTCGAACCCATCTAGTTCTAAGTGTGCACCGCACCAATCTGCTTTACAATTCTTGATGAACTTCATAGTATCATCGTAGTTCTCTTGATTGATCCAAGGTATCATTGCCATCTTGAGAGATCCATACTCCATGACTGTAGGTTCCATAATAATATGGATCTCGTTCATGTAGTAACCAAGTAGTTCTTTCAGAGAATTTAAATCATTTGTATTTTTATAATACGTGTCATGGTTGCCTGGGATAATATCCATCCGCATACCAAGTTCTCGCATAGGATCTAAGAATGATTTACGACTGTGGTTCTGAGCCTTAAAGTTCATAAACTTACGATTATCATAATAATCACCAAGATGAATAATCTGCTTAATATTATGTTCTTTACAATAAGGAAAGAAGACCTTACTATAGAAGTCAGCAGCGTTATTAAGAAAAATATCAGAACTATTTCTAATACCACAGTGTGTGTCATTTAATACTGCAACCTTCATTTAAGGAACTCCGACAAATCAGAGTCAGCATGTACTGCACGTTTCTTTTTTAGTTTCTCTTCTTTTGCGAATGCTTTCACTTCTGTGTCCTGAGTTCTTACTTTATCGATACGATCTCTGAGTGTGTCAACAAAAGATCCGACAACTTGCATGGTGTAATCATCGGACAAATCTCCATCAACAAAGTTCTCAATACCAGATCTCGTTAAATATTTTAGTTTAATGTCTTGTTGTTTTTTCTCTTTGGCAATCCTGCGTAGGAACGCATACCATGTTATCTGTGTAAAATATGCGAATGCATTTGGTTTACCAGTTCGGGTTGCTGCCTCTATGTCGTAGTTCTCTATTGCTTTCAAACAATTTTCAACTGCATCCATAACCATTTCTTCGCGGTATGTGTAGCGAATAAAATTAGATTTGTGAGACAAACCTTCAGCGATACTGAGAAAGCACTGAGCTATATAATCTGGTACTACTGGAAGAGTTTTACTTGCTTGTTTTGCTTCATTAACTGTTCTAACATAAGTGACAACTGCCTGAGAAAAATCGGCGTTATTTACATAATGTTCGCTCTTTTTATTTCTTCGTGGCATTTCAATTTCCTTTCATAACTATATTATATCAAATAATAAAGAGAATGTAAAATACTATTTTTTTATTTCAAACATAAAAATAATGCTTGACAGAATCGTAAAATGGGTGTATAATTAATATGCGCCTTTAGGATAGGGGGGAATACTAGTGTAACTTATCTGAGGGTGGATACAGATGAATAACATTTGAGGATGCAGAATCGTGGTGGGCGATTCGTTTATTTTCATCGTGAAACTTTTCCTTCAAATATTCTACAATCTCATCCCTTGACATGTCTGATGTGTCCATCATAACTTCATCTATGTTAAGATCTCTCGATCCGCTCATTGTCTGGGACTCTAGTATAATATCGAGTGCATTTTTAAAATGATACTTGAGTGTCGCGGATGGTGTCGCCTCTCCAAGAATATGTTCTGGATTGATTGCACTGAGTTCATTTATATCTTCTTGAAAGGCCACCCAAGGTTTGAATGAGTAATACCTTACATTCTGATCAAAGTCTTCTGCGTGAAATATCTTTAAGATCTTACGAGCAATAATATCTCCATTGTGGTTATCTGTCTCATCAACATCGATAACCTCACAAACGATTTCATCGTTGTTTGTTAATTTGAACTGTCTTAGTTTCATAAATCTATTACTACCGTTTTATAATTGAACTGCTCTTTTTGATATATATTTTCTCGTTCTTCAGAATGTAACAGAGAATAATTCTTTCTCTTCATCCAACTAATATCATCACTAATATCATACAATGTGGTTTCCCTTCCATCATCACTTTTTCTCAATCCTCTACCAATAGATTGCAACACTCTAATTTGTGATTTGCTAGGTGATGCAAAGATTATATTGTGTAGGTTTCTTATATTTATACCTGTGGAAAACGTACCGAGTGATGCAACAATGATTGCATTATCCATTCCTTCTACGATTCCTCGTATTGCTTCCCTGTCAGATGTATTAGTTTCTCCAGATACAAAATATACTTTTCTGTCTTTTGATTTCTCTCTAATCAAATTGTGTAAAGGTTTACCATGTTTGTCAACATAATTAAATAGCACCAGAGTATTTCCCTTGAGATCCAGTGCTAGGTTCCTGATAAATTTATTCCGTTTTTCGTGGCCAACGATAAAGTCGATTTCTTCTTGGTAGGTTTTTTTCCCGAAAGTTTTACGTAACTCTCGTCCATATGAAAGAACGAGTCTCCTGATAGTGAGCGGGGCAAGAGTATCGTTATCCTGTAATTGCTTAGTGGTAGTGACTTTATATATCTTCCCGAATAGTCCTTGTAGAACCAGCTCATGCGTTTGTGACCCATCTAATGTTCCTGTCGTTCCAAATCTATATTCTGCTTCTGTACACTTGTTCATTATGTTCATCAATGACTTTGACTTGAACCCATGCACCTCATCCCCAAACACACAACCAAACTGTTCAAACCAAACCTTGGGTAGTTTGTAAATAGATTGCCATGTAGAGATAACGACTGCAGCATCGACTGCCTTGTCCTTACCAGAATAGATCCTGTGCATCCCACCTTCAGGCATACCATATTTAATAAAGTCACTATGCATCTGTTCGACCAACGATGTTGTAGGAACGATTATAAGAACACGTCCACCTTTTGGAAATGATCTACCGTCTGTCAACATTGCGTACCAGAACCTCGCAAGTGCATAGATCATGTACGACTTACCAGAACCTGTCGGTGATAGTAAGATTGCACGTTTACGAACCAACGCCTCTCCCACTGACTGAAACTGATAGTCTCTCAATGGGAATGGTAAATCTAAATCATTTAAAAATTCAGTAAGTTGTTTTGGTCTGATATGAGTTCGGTCATCTGGTTTACCATATTTACTCGTCTCTGTCAATAGGTTATATTGACGTTTGTCTGTAAACTCTTGTAGATGATAATATAAACCAGCTGGTAGTGTACGCTCTCTTAGTGTGAAGAGTCGTATCTTACCATCCCACAACTTATTGCGGAATGCAGGCATGAACTTATAGCCAGGCACATAGAACGAAAAGTATTCGTTTAGTTCTTGCGCCGTACCATTGTCACATTCAATTTGTAAATCGGAATGGTTTAGTTTCCTGACTCGAATTGCTTCCACTTAATTATATTACCTATTGTTTGATGTCGCCAGTTAAGATTATTTATTATCTCACTTAACGTCTCAATCACAGTCTTGTAATACTCTATCTTCTCTTCAGACTTCTGTATCTCTGGATCTGAATTGTAGTAATGTTCCATTTCACCTTTGAGTATCTTTAGACCGTTAAAAGGATCTGGTTCCCAACCTTTCTCTTCTAACTCTTCTTGAGACATCTTTCCATTGTAATATAACCACTTGTCTTTCAATAAAGACTTCTGTGCAAACTCTGCACGTTTCAACATGAGTTTTGTTTGGGATAGAAGTTCCAGATACTTGGCATGTAACGTAGGAGTCACACGTGATGATTCGTCAAGTTTTATCTGGTTTATCTTGCAGTCTTCAGACCACATTTCATGTATTTGTTTCAAGTCAATCATAAAGTTATTATATCACAGTTTTTATATAATGTAAAGTTATTTATTATGTTCCTGACGCTGCACCGCCAACAGATCCTGTTGTTGCACTACCAAAATTATATGCATTACTTGCTGTAGCTATTGTAATGTAATCTATTTTATTTACATAGGTTTTTGGATAATTACTTTTTGTTTCTCCACCTATCCAAACACCTCTAGTCCCATTCGAAGTACCTTGAAGACCAGAACGTGCCGTTGTTAAATTTCCAAATGAAGTTGCATTACTTGGTACTTGAACTGTAAGATACTCCATACGACTTACGGCGGTTGTACTACCTGAATAACCTCCAGCTGCAACTGCTCTAGTAGCATCTGCAAGCGCTGCACCCAAATACCAACCTTGCGTTAACATGTTATATCCAAAATCTGTTGCAGTGCCTGTAGTTTGAAGTGTTAAGTATTCAATAGTATCAGTATTATATCCTCCACCAGCAATTCTTAATCCGCGAGTAGGATCATTTGCGCCTGGTTGAGCATTATAACCATAGACTGGACTGTCACCAAAATCTTGAGCGTTACCTTGAGAAGCAAAAGTTATATACTCAGAACTATATGATGCTTTATATGATATACCCCATATACCATCTGAAAACTGACCACCATTGACTCCCATATAAGAATCAATCATAGTACCACTCCACAAACTTGCGTTTCCTGTTGTGGCAAATGTTTTATATTCTATGGTAGTGCCACTAGTTCCAGTAAAAACTGCAGTGGTTGAGTCTGACATAGTGTCGTTACGTCTAGTTGCATTATTTAATTGACCAAATGCACTTGAATTACTATTTAAAGTTATATCAAAATATTGTATTTGTGTATAGTCGGCACCTGATCCACCATCAGCTGCCCTACTAACTCCACCTACAAGTGCTCTATCTCCTGTATAATCAGATATTGTTACTGAAGAACCTGCAGGACTATATCCAATCGTAACAGATTTTGAAACAAAATTAATACCATCAGACCATTTGAAAGTGTAGATGAAATCACCGTTAGAATCTGTTAGATTGCCTGCACCAACCTCGATACCAATACTGTCGGCGGATTTAGGTGTAAATGTAAATACGGATGAATCATTCGTTACAGTAACCATGTACTGAGCTGAGTCAGACGCAAAACTTTGATTTATTGGTGTAGTACCATCTGAGTCTAGTGCTTTCGCAGTTACTAATAGTGGAGTTACAGAATCTGTTATTTCATATGTAGCATCTGGTTCTGTTAACCAGTATGGAGTAAACCCAGTGCTGAGATCTATATTATACCAACCACTACCATCTGAAATGTATAATCGATTTATATTGTCAACTAACGCTTTATCTCCCTCACTAGGTGATGAAGGTAAAGAGTCTAGTGTATCAAATACACTTACACCAGAACCTGCAAGTGCAAGTATCTCCGAAGAATCTAATCCTGAAGTTCCTTGTTGATCTTGTTTATTCTGTCTCAGATTGCTGAGGTTCACCATCTTTTTTATCCATCAGACTCATGATTTCTGAGTTAGTGATATTCTCTTTCCCAAAAATACGTTGCGTTGTCTTATCCGATTCTTTGTAGTATTTATCTGCCATAGCATCTAAAAACTCTTCAAGATGATTTGAATGTGGGATTTGTTGTTTTGAAATCAATTCGTTTACAACTGTAATGTATCCTTGTACTTCTACAAATCCAACCTGTGGATGAACACCATACTGTTGCATGTACTCGATAGTAGAAGTACTTGCACGACCACCATCCATTAGATTACGATACATTAGTTCGAACCCACGTCTTACATGGTGTTTCTTTTCAGAGTTTTCAAACTCTTCTTCTGTCCAATCCTCAATTCCATAATTTTCTTTTAAATTATTATATGCAGTGATTAATGTTGCAATGTCTTTAAAAGAACCGTTTATCTTACTTTCCATCATTTCAATACTTACAAACGCAGCACGTAGTTTTGCATTTAAAACATTGTTATCTGGATCTAAGAATATTTTATCTTGTAACTTTTCTATTTTCTCTAATGCTTTTGCGTGACTAACTTGCGCCTCTGCAAGTGCCATCTTACGTTTCTCGGTTTCTGCAAGAACCTGTCGTAACATTCTGTGAGGTGAGTGACCATTCAACATGGTCAATGACATCATTGATAATGTAGACTGAGAGTTATTCCTATCAAAGAACTTTGTTTTCTCATCAAGTTCTGGCAGATACTCGTTTACTAGTGCAACTGCCTGTGGGTTGATCTTACTCTTTGATACTGGTGTGATACCAAATGTTATTGGATCAGTCGCTTTTAATTCTGTAGTTGTACTTTTCTTTACTATTTTATTCATTACATATCCTCATGATATATTATATATGGTTTAACTTATAGCACCTAATTTATGAGTTAATGTAGGTGTTATTAAATTATCATTGTGAGTTCCACTATTATAAGTAGTAAGTTGAAATGATGAAGTATAATCAGATACGGTAGACCAAGAAGCATAAGTTAGTATAGATGCATCATAAGTATAATCAGTTGGTGTAACATTTTTATCAGAAATGATTAAGTTACCACTATAGGTTCCCCCTCCACCTCCAAAGGTTCCAGTGATAATATCTGACGGCAGTTTTGCAAAGGATGGTCTATAGTCAAAACCATTTCCGTTTGGTGTCATACCAAGAATGAGATTACCATCTTTATTCACTTCCATAAAAGGATCACCCAATCTCCAACCCTGCCAAGTATAACCTGCGTTGTCAACATTTACGTTTGCAATGCCGTCAAAATCTATTTCCCACATATCAACATGCGACCCATCAGATGAAGAAACTTCTCTTAACCAAAATTCATAATGTGAAGTTCCAGTATTATAAGTATGTCCAGCCATGAATATTCGATCATCTGGTGTTACCATAGATACTTTACCTTCGTACTGTCCATAAGCAGAATCATATCTTTTTTTCCATATTATATCACCAGTAGAATCATTAAATTTCATAAGTGTTGGATAGTAGGTATTATTAACATTTGATTGTTGAGTATACCCCCCAACAATTACATTACCATCAGATGTTTTATATATTTGGCCTGGAACATCGTAGTGTGCAGAACCACTAAATTGTCCATATAATTTTGCCCAATTATAACTAAGTGAACCATTAGATGTTAGGGTGAGTTTTAATAATGCGCCATGAGGATAACTAGTATTATTAGGATCGGCAACATAAAGACAAAGGTACATACTGTCACCATCAATGTGGATATCTCTAGCGTAAGCGCCCCCAGTACCTAAACCAGTGCCAGGTAAAATATAAACTTTATCTAATGAGTAACCACTGCCAGAATTTGATACCCTCGCCAGACCAGTCGCACTATAACCTAAATTTACTGGAGTAGTATAGAATTTGTTGTAAACAAAAGTAAACCAAAGATTTCCATAACTGTCACTTACAATCTTCTGAGTGTTGCTACCAGTATGAGCATAGTTACTGTTTATGGTATTGTTTCTAAATATTTTAGAGTCTTGTCTGGTTCCACTAGAATTAAATTCTTGGATATGGGTAGTCTGAAAAGTATAACCTGAATAGTTGTAACCATATCCATGATCATGAGTTATTACAACAGGATTGTTTCCATTAAATGCTATATCATAAGCTCTACCTGCATAAGAATTTTCCCATGCTTTAACCCAACCAAATGTACCATTCTCATCGAATTTCATAAGCATTGAGCCTGCGTTATTATAATTTTCATATGCTGCTGCATAGTAGTTTCCATCTGGCGCTTGTTTAACCATATACAAAGTAGGCCATTCACGACTAGCAGGTGAAATAGAGGAACTATAACCATCAAAAGATTTAGTTTGTGCAAAAAATCCTGTAGGTGTTGCGTTACTACCACCACCTGAAGGATTATAACTAATAGTTGTTGATTTAGCAACAAAATTAATTCCATCAGACCATTTGAATGTATATACAAAGTCACCGTTAGAATCTGTTAAGTTTCCTGCCGCAACTTCTATACCTATAGAGTCTGCACTCTTTGGAGTAAAAGTAAAAACAGATGAGTCAGAAGTAATGTTTACCATGTACTGCGCTGAGTCAGATACGACACTTTGATTTAATAAGTTGGTGTCTGCGTTATCTGAGTCAGTCGCTTTAGCAGTAACAATCAAAGGAGTTACAGAATCTGCAATTTCGTATGTAGCATCTGGTTCTGTCAACCATGTTGGTGTTCTATTGACAAAGGTTAAATTATACCAACCACTACCATTGGATATATACAATCTTTCATTTTCATTTACAAATGCTTGTTGACCTGCAGATAAATTACTGGTTGGAAGACTGTCGAGTGTATCGAATACTGCAGTACCAGATGAAGAATTGTTACCAATAATCAGAACATCTGCAGAGTCTAATAAATTTACACTTCCAAGGGCAGAGTTGTCAACGTCACCAGTTGCGGTAACCAACTCTGCCAATAATCGGTTGATACTTTTTGCCATATTTTATGCCTGTGATTCTGACCATGTGACTCTTGATGCGGCAGTAAACGGTTGAGAAGCGTTAATTCCTGAAGTGTTAACAACCTGAACCGCAACAGTTAGAATATCAGGCCCATTCGGGAAGATACCATTACCACCCAAGATTGAGTTACCCATGTCAACCAAGTCACCGAGTGAGAAGTTTGAAGAGTTCGATGCACCATCTCCACCACCTGCAGCGCGGAATGAGAATACTTCGTTACCACCAGTAATTTGATCGCCTTGTTCGTGTTTGATCAACTGTGACAATGAAGGTGCGTCAACATTTTCCCATGACACTGTACTAATGTCTCCATTCAAGATGAGTTTAACTTCACAATCGTGTGTCAAGATCAAACCAACCTCTGACAACTTCAACTGCATTCGGTTAATAATATCACGTTCACCAAGATCAC